CACCAATTTCGACAGGTGTCGTATTTGGCGCATATTTATTTTCATCGAGGCAGTAGTCACGAGCTTCTTCATGAGTGCCTTTTGCTTTTTCCGTTCTTGCATGGGTGCCAAGAATCTTATTGAGGAAATTTGTGACTGAATCGATACTTATGTTTTTTTCGATCTGAAGGTACCCCTGTAAGTGAGGGGTGCCCGACTCGGAGATCTCTTGACAGAAGACCATGTAGGTCAACCGAGTCTCGCGCGTTACGCGCGTGCCAACATGCACCGCAGACAGTGCCGCCAGCCCCGCAGGCGTGTAGTTGTTGGCCGTGAAGACGACGAAGCGTGCGCGAGGAGCCATATCGCCCCGGGAGCTGTGCACCAAAAAGTAGCAGATGAGACCCGCGGGGCGACTTTATATATTAAATTCGACGGCGCGTAGCGCGTCGAATTTACCGAAGTGGGATAGTATAATTATTACCTATCCCACTTCGGTAAACTGAAAACTCAGGGCTAGGCCCGTTAGGAGTTTAGATTTAACGAAAAAGCCATCCCGGCGTATGAGGGGCGTCATAATGACGCGCGCGCGCATTGTTATAATCGTGCGCAGTATTTGCTGTGCTAAAATTAAGGGGGTCGACCAGGATGGCTTGGAGAGCGATAGCGGCGGAAGCGAGGCGGAGCGGGTCGACTCGTCAACAGATTCTTCAGAAGGCACTTGATGCAGCAAATTGGGCCGCTTCACAGGCTGGCGGTTTTGCTGGCCAGGCTATTTCATCTGCGGCTATTAAAAAGCTTGTTTTAAGCAAGGTACGTCACAATTAGGTGCACATGGGACGCAACTACGGTCGTCTTTTATTTCCCCGTGATTTTAAGGGAAATCCGTTTGGGAAATACGACAAAGTCATTGACCGTGTACTCGAGGACATCGGTGCTCCCGCTCCTAAGACAAAGTCCAGAACATCTGGAAAAGGTCCTTCTCGCAGGAATTTTGGTCCTATGGCTCGTAAACCTTCTAGGTTTACGGCTGTACCGCGTCGCGGTAAGAAGACGTATAAGCGTAAGCGCACGTCCACGAAGCGTACCGTTCGCAAGTCTTCGAAGAAGCGCAAGGTTAGCAAGAAATCTAAATATGTTTCGCTAACTGTTGGCACCGCGCGTGAAAGCACGGTGGAACACAGCAACCGCTCTGTTAATCATGCACATTACAATGCATTTAGCGCGACTGGAAGCAAGTCGAAAATGCTGATGATGCCTGCGCAAGCGATGCTGTTGCATTACATGCACCGGGTTGGAGATTATCGCGCTAACAAGACCATGACCCCTACGGGGCAGCAACACGGCGAAGCCGATGCTGATGAGCAGCTCACTACGTGGTCGAAGATGAAAATTGATTTCTTGGGCCTTGGTGCCTCTGCTGATTCTACTAATCAGCATCAGGAAACTATTGATAACACTGTGCCAAAGACGCTGGCTGTTCTCACCGGTGAACTCCGTGATATTTTGTCGAATCAGTTTCAGTTTGGGCGTCGCATTTCGCAGGTGTCTATGTTCAGGGCTACCGAGTGTATCCTGTTTGACATTTCTGCCGGACGCAACATTATTGAGTTTTCTAGTCATGCAACTATGAAGTTGCAGAACACGACTTTGGCTGATTCTGTGCACGCGCAGGCTGATCCTGCGAGTGTTTTGAACGTTCATCGTAACCCTATCAGTGGTTATGCGTACAAGTTCAAGAATCAGGTTCCGCTATTCAAGATGCAATATCTAGTGTCTAAGCCGGCTGCTACTAGGCTGGTTTTGGACGAGTTGTCTGCTGAGACTACTGAACTGTCAGGCGTTAACTATGTTGATTTTGCTGCCAACGGAGATGAATGGAATTCGCCTCCCGTTGCACCTACCACTATTTTTAGGAATGGTGCGGGGAAGTCGCCTACTTCTATTAGTCCTGGTGGACACAGGACGTACACTTTGAAGGAGTATTTCCGTGGTCCTATTAATTCTTTCGCTGATCGATACATTCGTCAGCGTTGGTCTGGCGGTCAGCCTGATGCCACGATGCCTCCCGGGTCATCTTGCATGCTTGTTGGTTTTAAGCCGACCTATCGTACTTCGGACACGGAGGACATTAAGATCGAGAAGGAGATCAAGTATACGTACTGTTCTCGCATGACTAAGGCTAAACTTACGCCGCTTCCTATGAATACCATTCTCGATTGACTGGGTAGCGGCGAGGACGCCGCTGACCCTGCGGACCCCGCCCCGGACCCTGATCCTGACCCCACAAACCCAACTATAAGTAACTGTCCAGTGGAAACAGATACGATTATTTCGTTTCCTGGAAGTCCCTGTAACAGAGAGTTTGAGGTGGTCATTTCCAGTGGTACTACTCCTAAGTACTATATATTTTCTGTTGATACGACATCTGGTACTAGGATTCAATTACTTGCAACTACCACTTTAGGGAAATCTGGATGCCCTGCGCCAACTTTTGCAATGGCCGGAACAAAGTATTGGTATCATAAGGATGCCAATAACGTGTACACGTACCTGGGTCGGAAAGCGTAATCATAGTTAGGTGCGCAATGCCGCCGCAACGACCCAGGTCATGGATACCTACGCCATCTCAAAAGGCCAAGGCTCGCACAAGTGCGCTTCGTCGTCAACGCGAAGCTCGTGATCGTGCAGCTGACAGGGCCCGCCGTAGGCAAGCTGTTATTGATTCATACACGAGACCTTTGAACAATACAGAGATAGCAATGATTATAGAGATTGCATTGGCTGCGACTCGCAGTCGGTAAAAAAAAATTAAAAGTCTGAGTAGAGCAATTTTAATTACACAGAAGCTATGTGGTGAACGTCCCAGCGGTCCATCGACATAGTGGACCTATTAGGTTCGAAATTAGCGAATACCATAATATGTACAGTCTCAAACCATATGGTTTGAGAATCGTATTTCCCTGATGAAATAACTTGATCGAGGAGTTGTTCGATGACTTCATATACCACCTCGACTGCACCTGCTTCAGTCGAGCGGGTAAGGTCGAACACGACGATTTTTGTGTTGCTGATGCTCTTGCTCAGCACATGGAGCATGTCGGCTTTCTTCATAGCCCGGACAATCAGAGCCTGGTGGTGTAGAGCGAGATAGCGTGCCATAAAGCTCTTTCCGACATTGCCGACACTCTCCCAGAACCAGCTGAGCTTCCTCCCTGTAGCCGGTTGCTGACAGATGTTGAGACATGCGGTCTGCCATGCACGTAACTGCGCGGAGGAGGTTGAGTCTCTCAGCAGCGTCTGAGTAGATCGCTGTTTGAAATCGATATGATATTGAGTCAGAAACCTGCCATACATGGCGAACTCCTGGAAAAAGTTAGATTGTAAGTCTGAAAGATTCATACCTGCTTCAATTGCTTCTTTTACAGCATTTAAATCGTTTCTGCGCCCTTTGCCTTGAATTCCCGCATGTGCGGTAATTTCACCAATTTCGACAGGTGTCGTATTTGGCGCATATTTATTTTCATCGAGGCAGTAGTCACGAGCTTCTTCATGAGTGCCTTTTGCTTTTTCCGTTCTTGCATGGGTGCCAAGAATCTTATTGA